TCACCGAGCTGGAAGAGAACATCGGTGCGCTCAATCCCGAGCACGATGCTTATGACGAAGATCTCGTTCAGGAGACGATCACACTCGCTCAAGCACTTCGTGGGCAGGGGCGGACTCGGGCCGACTCAATGTTGCTTGCAGTAGACTACATGTCCGCCAAACTCGGTGTCGACAAGAATACCGTCGCCGCCGTGAAGAAGACTACTGACGTGGGGAAGAATGTCGACCTCGCCAAGAAAATGCCGCCCGATTTGCTCGGTGCCCCTGGCACTACTAGCGATAAAGGTGGTCTTACTGGTGACCCCGGTGATGTCAAACGCATGTCTGATCCGGAGTTCGACGCTCTCACGAAGGACGAGCAGAAGCTCAGACAGTTGCGGGGTGACTTCGGATAGGCTACTCTCCAACCAATTTCTCGGTTGGCGCACGATATGACGCCCGTGAATCGAACCACGTAAAAGGGTCGCTATTCGGTCACCGACACGATAGTTCGGGAAAATCTAACAGGTAAACATAAACGAGGTTTAACACAATGGCTCTTACCAACTTTGCTTCGCTCACCGATGAGCAGAAGACGATTTGGGCCAAAGATACCTGGAAGAACGCCCGTAACAGCATGTTCCTCAATCGGTTCCTAGGCGACGGCTCAAACAGCATGATCCAGCGGATCAGCGAGCTTCGCAAAACCGAGAAAGGGGCACGAGCCGTCATTACCCTGGTCAAGGACCTGGAAGGTGATGGTGTCGCGGGTGATCGGACCCTCGAAGGTAATGAGGAAGCGATCCTCTCTTTCGATCAGGTCATCCAGGTGGACCAGCTCCGACACGCCAACCGCCACGAAGGCCGCATGGCCGATCAGCGTTCGGTGGTCGAGTTTCGCGAGAATTCGCGGGACACGCTGTCCTATTGGCTCGCCGACCGCCTCGACCAGATGTCATTCCTGACCCTCACTGGCGTCGCCTACACCCTCAACAACGATGGTTCTGCCCGTACGGGCTCCGAGCTGCCGTTTTTGGAGTATGCGAACGACGTGACGGCCCCGACGACTCTACGTCATCGGAACTGGGACGACAGTGCTGACGCGCTCGTTGCTGGCGACACCTCTACGGTGGCCGCTGATGACCTGCCCAGTTGGCGCATGCTGGTCAAGATGAAAGCGTTCGCAAAGATCAATTTCATCCGTCCAATCAGGGGAGAAGGTCCCTTCTCGGGCAAGGTCATGTACAACGTGTTCATGCACCCAGATGCCATCGCGCATCTGAAGCTCGATCCGGACTTCCTCGCTGCATGGCGCAACGCGATGCCTCGCTCGACGAGCAACATCCTGTTCCGAGACGACGACGTGTATTTCGTCGACGGTCTCGCCATTCGCGAGTTCTTCCATGTGTTCAACACTCTCGGCGCAGTGGCCCCGAATAAGTTCGGAGCTGGCGGTGCTATCGATGGGAGCGCAACTCTGCTCTGCGGTTCGCAGGCCATGGGTTTCGCTGATATCGGTGATCCGTACTGGGTCGAAGACGGGTTTGACTACGAGAACCAACAGGGTATTTCGCTGGGCAAGATGTGCGGTCTGAAGAAGCCAGTCTTCCGAAGCCACGCGTCCGGTACCGACGAAGACTTTGCGATTCTCCGCATCAACCACGCAATTTAGGAGGTAATCTGACATGCCTATTCTGAAAAATCAGGGTCGTCAGTGGCCTCTCAGCGCGGAACTCGTCGTGACTTATGACCAGGACTTCGGTATCGATTCCGCAGCCAACACTACTGTCATTCAGGAGGCGATTCGCCTTCCGGTTGGCGCTCGGGTAGTTGGCGGCGAGATCGTAGTCGAAGAAGTCTGGGACAATGGCACCACGGCAACCGTGGATATCGGTGATACCAACCCGGATCGCTACACCACTTCTGCTGTCGATTTGACCGCGTTGGGCCGCACGGCCCTTCTGTTGGACGGATTGGAAGTAGTCGCGGCAGATCGAGACGTGTCGCTTGATCCGATCTTCGCGGGTACCAATGCCACTCAGGGTCGCGCATACATCCGTATCGAGTACGTCATCGGGGGCAAGGCGAATGAGAACCAGCCTCTCGATGTGGACGAGTACGGGTCTGCCCGCGTCGCGTAACCACTGCACCCTATGTGCAATCGATTGGGGCTGGGATACTTAGTGTCCCAGCCCCTTTTTCTTTTACAGAGAGAGGAAAAGTGTGATGGGTAAGAAAGTAAAAGGCATGACCGAAGTCGTGTCGAACCGAACTTATACGCTGGCTACTACCAAGGGCCACGTAGTCCGATTCTATAAAGGCATCCCTAAAAACGTGCCGAATGTCATTCTGGAAGACTGCATGTCCGTCGGTATTCTACCGACAGACGATAACGACGTTCCGAATGCCGAAGAGCGCAATCCTCTGCTTCCGCATGCTGCGGTTGGCAGTGAGCGTGTTCGGCAAATCCGGGAAGTCGTTGAGGCGTTGATTGAACGCAACCAGCGAGGCGACTTCGCTGCCAGCGGGCTCCCCAGCCTTGTTGTGTTGAACGAAGCATTGGGCTATAAAATCGAGCAATCCGAGCTGGGCAAGGTGTGGCATACTATTCGACAGGAACAAGCTGAAAGTCGTATCCTGAGTCAGGAAGAAATGAAGCATGAAGGGCCGGTAAAGCCTAACGATTCCGCCGAGCTGGCGGTGGCTCTCGAAGATGCCATCGCATCAGTGATGGTCGACAACAACGAGCACGACTTCACCGCTGCCGGCGCTCCGACAGTGCGCAGCTTGGAGAACCGGCTTGGGTACGATCTGACGGAAGACGAGCGAGACAGTGCTTGGGATACCTATAAGGCTGAGAGGAAGGGGTCAGCAACGACTTCGAAATCGAAGCCTAAGAAGGAAGAGACTACTGAATAATGGGCTACACTGCTGATGAACTGGTAGAACGTTTTCGAAGAGACGTCGACGATAACGAAGGCGGCTCTGGTGGCGAAGATTTTCTCTGGTCCGACGAAGACGTTTTCAGCTATATGTACGAAGCGCAGCGTGAATTCGTGCGGCGCACACATATACTGCGGAAGACCCATCCGTTCACACCTGCGATTACATCTATTTCGTATACCGCACCAGTCGGCACGCCGGTAAATTCAGACGGTTTCATTACTTTCAACCCAAGCATTATTCGCCCGCTCCGCGTGCGAGCGACTGATGCATCAGGCAATAGTTACCCCGTCGAGATTCTCACCGCTGAGAATCTCGACGCGGGTTACCATTCCGAAGATACTGACTATGGGAGGATCTTCACCGGCGATTGGCCGAGCAGATCTGGAACTCGTGCTTGCTTCCTTGTAACGGATTTGCAAGAAGACCAATGGCGGCTTGTGCCTATTCCGACTCTGAACCTCACGCTCGAACTAACGGTTGAGCATATGCCGCTTGACGATGTGACGCAGGGTGCTGCGCTCGAAGTTACTGAGCGCGAAGATCAATTCACGCTCTTGCTCTACATGAAGCATCTCGCATACATGAAGCAAGACGCTGACACCTATGACAAAGAGTTGGCTGATAAATTCGAGAGTACGTTCGAGAAGAAAGCGGACGCCCGTCGTCGTGAAATTCGCCGTACGCGTTTCCGCCATCAGGGAATGCGTTACGGAGGCATTCGGTTCTAATGGTCCGCAAAGCACGCATTACAAACGAACCGCTCGACCGGAAAGTAGAACTTGCAGGACTTCGTACTGCGGACGAGCCATTTGAAGTTGGGTTCGATGGTCTCGTTATCGCTGATAACGTAGACATGCGCCGCCAGAAGAAAGTGCAGCGCCGGCCCGGTTTCGCAGATACCGGTTACGTGCCGGGGGGGACAATATACAGTGCCTGGGCAGACAAACAGCTCTTCATCTTCCAGGAAGACACAGACCTTAGACGATTCGTCTCCGTTAGTGAGACCCCCGCACTGCGTAGCGGACTCACTGCGGGAGGACGAATTAGCGCATATCGCATCGGAGGGTCCGTCTACTGGAGTAACACGACGGAGACCGGAGTTATCGAAGCTAATGGAAACGAACGAGCCCTCGGAGTCCCCGTTCCTAATCGAGATGTTGGATCGGCGATTACAGGAAATCTCGGGGCTGGGCGATACCAGTATGCTTTTACCAATGTGGAGAGCGACGGACGCGAGTCGGGCTCTCCCCTCCCGGTCCTGGTCGAGCTTCCCGAGAACTCAGGTCTGTCCTTTACGTTCAGCGCTGGATTGGCTCGAAACTTCTGGCTCACTGAAGCAAATGGCGAAGAGCTTTATCTCGCAGCCGTTGTCCTTGCCGGAGAGACCTCGTTCGATTTTCGTGGGTCCAAACCCCGAACAAGTATTCCTCTGGACCGGCTCCTTAGCGTACCCCCCAGTCCCTGGAACGCGATAGATTGGTATCGCTCCAGTTTACTTTTTGCCGTAAAAGGCAACCTGGAGTGGACAAATCCATTCGATTACGAACTGCGGGACGAAGCAAAGAACTACATGGTGTGGGGTGAGCCGGTCTATGTGATCGCGAGCCTCCGGGATGGGTTCTACATCGGCACCGAGAGCGCCCATTGGTGGCTGGAAGGCACGAACATGAATGAACTGGATATGACCCAGGTGGCTGACTATGGCGCAATTCCAGGCACCAAGCAGCATATTAAGGGTGAGGTCGTCGGCAGCGGCGAGTCCACCGAGCGGATTCCGATCTGGTCGACTCAACGCGGGTTCGTGGTCGGGCTCCCTGGCGGGACCTTGAGAAATGTCCACGAGAATAAGGTAGACTTCCCTGGTGGGTTGGCGGGCACTGCTCTTTACCGCAGCACAGGCCGTCAAAACCATTACATTGCGCGAGTTTTAGGGTAGAGTGCACATACTTTTTGAGAGGTACTAACAATGGCAATCAGGCTCTCTGAGGCTCTCAGGAACTTCATTTTGGAGACTGGCTCGGTCGAGGCAGCGCTCACACTTGGGTTCTTGATCATCTATAGTGGTTCCCAGCCTGCAAGTGCGAACGACGCCGCAACTGGCACTCAACTCGCTGTTATCGCGAATGCGGACGGCGCGACGGGTTTGACTTTCGAAGCTATCGCAACCGCCGGTACGCTCCCCAAGACTTCGGGTGAGACGTGGTCTGGCACCGCCGGTGCTTCGGGTACAGCCGGATGGTTTCGCTTCGCTGGCTTGGATACGGATAAGGCGACGACTGTGGCAAATGCTTCTGCTGGTGGCGTGGGTTTCCGTGCGATGGATGGGTCCATCGCGGTAACGGGCGGCGACATCAATATGAGCAATGTCTCGGTCATAACGAGCGCGCTGCAGACCATTACGGTCTTCAACATTCTTCAGCCCGCGTCGTAGAGGTAAATCATGGCAAAGTTACCAAGTTTTTCAACTGGACTTCGCAATGCGGTCCTCAACGGCACCGATTGGACGAATATCTGGGATGGTGGTCAACTTCGTATCTTCGATGACAGCGCCACGCGCCCTGCC